AATGAGAGCAAAATTGAATCTTGATGGTACACCTAGAAAGCACAAAAGATATTTCTTGGAGTGGGCATTATGAAACCGAAAAAACACAAAATGATTCTTGTACTAGAAAGATCATATCTTGCAAAAGATGTAGTTCAGGCATATAAAATGTTTAGGCAAGATAAAAAATATATACATCCTAATTGGAAAGTTGTAAATGAAATGTTTGTTAAAGTGCAAGAAGAGGAATAGAATTTGAATAAATTTAAGCAAGAAACTTATAGAACACAGCATAATATTCAATCTTATGATTATTGGACACCTCCTGAAGTGTTTGATAAATTAGGTATAAAATTTGATATAGATGTTGCATCTCCTAAAGGTGGTGTTAAATGGATACCTGCTAAAAAATATTTTACAAAAGAGGAAGATGGTTTAAAACAAAAATGGCATGGAACTGTTTGGATGAATCCTCCTTATGGTAAATTTACAGAAAATTGGCTTGATAAATTTATAAAACATAATAATGGTATTGCCTTAGTATTTTCAAGAACTGATACAAAATGGTTTCAAAATTATGTTCAGAAATCTGATGCTGTTTTATTTATAAAAGGTAGGTTGTTTTTTTATAAATCAGGCATAAAGACAAAACATTCAGCAGGTAATGGATCAATATTAATTGCTTGTGGAGAAAAAGCTGTAAATGCTTTAGAGCAATCTGGATTAGGTTGGTTTATTAAATTATGAAAGTATTAGAACTTTTTGCAGGAAGTTGCAGCTTTACAAATGTTGCAAAAGAATATGGGTTTGAAACATTTACAACAGATCATAAAGATTTTGAGGGTATTGATTACGTTACAGATTTTTTTGGTTTTGATTTAGACAAAGTTCCTTTTGTTCCTGATATTATTTGGGCATCTCCACCATGTACATACTTTAGTGTTGCAAGTATCGGTAAGCATTGGAACAGCGATCATACACCAAAAACACAACAGGCAGTGAATGGCATGGCTTTGATAAAAAGAACAAAATACATAATTGAAGAACTGAAACCAAAATATTTCATAATAGAAAATCCGAGAGGCAAACTAAGAAAATTGGATTTGCTTGATTATAAATTGGATACTGTTACTTATTGTCAATATGGCGATTCAAGGATGAAACCAACTGATTTATGGAACAATTTAGATTGGACTCCTAGAGAAATGTGTAAGAATGGTATGCCTTGCCACGAGGCAGCTCCGAGAGGATCTAAGACAGGTACACAAGGCTTAAAAGGTAATTTTGAAAGAAGTAAAGTACCTTATGAACTATGTAAAGAAATTATTGAGAACATAATATGAGCTATATTTACAAATTTACAGATAGAACAATAACTGAATATACAATCAAAGCTGATTCAGAAAAAGCTGCATTAGATACAATAGATTCTATGTGGTGGAAAAAACAAATGACAATGCAAGAAAACATACATAGTAAAAAAGTATCTGTTTATCAAAAAGCATGGATTGACTTTGAAACACCAACTCATGTTTGTGATGTTTTTATCTCTGGAGATGATGAAGATAAGAAGTATTGTGAGGAATGTTGGTCTTATGTTGAAAATGACTGAAATATATCTACCGATTAAAAAATTGTATAAACTTCTAATAGATAACGATAATGCAACAGTAATTAGAATGCTTGAACTTATAGATCCAGAAATAGAAGAAGAGTGATTGATTTACTTTTATCTTGTTCATTGTTGGGGCAGTTGAACTTTCATATATACCAGCCCAATGACATACCAACTGTTGTTCAACAATGCGAGATAATAGAGGAGGTGCAGGAGTGGATACCTTTAGTTAGCGACTTGTTCATTGATGATTCTGCTCTTGCACTTACCATTGTTTATTGTGAATCATCAGGATATGCAAATGCAACAGGGTACAATAAAGATGGATCATACGATCAGGGATTGTTTCAATTTAATAACAATACTGAAAGATGGCTTGAGGATGATATTTATAAGAGAGATCTTGATATGTATGATCCATACACAAATGTAAAAGCTGCTCGGTGGTTGTCTAAATATGATGGTTGGCATCATTGGAATAGTTCCAAACATTGTTGGGGGAGATATGACAGATAGAGAAACAATAAAAAATATTTTGTTAAGGAATGAGCATAATTGGGTATGTAGCTCTGTATTCTTAAGAGATCACTTTATTAAAGATTATGCACAAAGAATAAGCGAAATCAAACATGATAATTATAATGGATACAAGATAGAGATACAGGGAAAAAAATGCGAAATGCACGATCACAGGTTATTCATGTACAAATTAAGCAGAGAAATGCCTGATTATGAACGCAATACCTTATTCTGATGATATTAACAAAGGTTTTGAGATTGTTAAAAAACATCTTCAAGATATTGGTCTATGGAACAGAATATATCAGAAATATGAAATAGATCCTTTAGCCGAACATCATTTATTTCAAAATCA